ACAAAGACGCTACTCCTTGGACCAAGTACCAGATCGAGCAGAAAATGGAACTTACACCAGATCCTAGCCACTTGGGTGAGCAACAGCTACAGATGCTTGAACAGGGCAACCGTGGCGCTGACCTCATGAACCCTATGACTGACGCAGCTGGCGGCCTTGTACCAGGAATGGAATCACTATTGCCAGGCGCGGGCGGTGAAGCTACAGCAGCTGCACCAGAAGGTATGCCTTCAGTAGCACCAGCGGAGATGGCGTAATGGACGTTCGATCAAACGGACTGCTGCTGAGCGACGACGGTGCCGTTCGTGTTATAATCGTAAGCGAATAGTTAAAAGGAGCAAAATACTATGGCAGATCCAGTACCAAACCAAGAAGTCGATGAACAGACTCGTCGCCGCGCAGTCAAAGAGCTGCACGAAAAACGCGCCAAAGAGCGTGCTGATGAAATTCAGGCACTCAAGGCTCATTATGCGCAGATCAAAGATAGCCCAGCGCTTGCTGACATCATTGAAAAAGCGCGATCATTCGCAGGCTACCACCTGAAACTCGCCAAAGATGGCGTTGGTGCTCGAAAAGTCGGCGTGGACGAAAAAGGCCAGCCTGTTTTGGAGGATTACTACCTCACTCAAGAGCAGCGCGTGGCTGAACTCGACCAGGCCAAAGGTATCGAGCAGCTGATTGCATATATTGAACAAAAAATCAATTAGTGTATTATAGGGTTATGGTTACATTGCGTAACCCGCAATTTTCAAACAAACAAGGAGAAAATGATGGACGAAGAAAAGTCTACAACTCCCAACGCTGACAACCAGGAGGATTTGAACCCAACTGACCAGCAGGGAACAGACCAGCAGACCGACGAAAAAGTCGATAACCTGGACGAATCATCAAAATCTACCGAGCAATCGGACGATGATGATAAAAAATCGGAAACCGAAGGCGAGGAAGATGACTCCGCCTCTACCAAGTTCGATGACGATCTTGACGAATGGGCTGAAAAAACGAAGCGGCCGAAGCCTACGACCGATCGTGAACGTGAACTCTATCAGGAGATTCGCAACAGCCAGCGTGAGTATTCGCGCGGTAAGCAGAAAGAGAGCCAAGATAGCCTTGATAAAGCTATTAAGGATACCAAACCTACTGCTGACAATAAGCAAGATGAAGATGACGACGAACGTGATCCTGTTGAAAGGCGACAGGACGCCCTTGAAGCCCGCCTAGCGGACTCCGAGGCTAAAAATGCTCGATCCGAGTATTTCAGCGAGTTCAACGTTACCGAGCAAGAATCGAAGGTGATGGGTGAGATCTTGAAAGAGAAGGTTGACAAAGGTGGCAAGGCCGCATTTGACTACTGGACCAATCCTGATCAACTCGCAGACTGGCACGCTTTGGCGAAAGCTCGTCTGGCCTCCACTCAAGATACTTCCGTTATAGCTGAAGAGGCCGCTCGTAAAGAGCGTGAGAGAATTGCGAAAGAAAGTCAGGCAAACGGTGCTTCTCGAAGTGCCAGCACGACGCAAACTCAGAAGCCGAAAGGCTACGACCGAACTGCGTTCTTGGCGTCTGACGACGAGTAAACAGTAAAATCTTTCGTAAAGGAAAATAAATATCATGGCACAAAATTATGCTGCAAAAGATTTGGCTACGATTGACGAACGATTCTACACAGAATCAGTCACTCAGCCGATCATCAACAACGGCATCAACCTAACGTTTGAAGGTGTAAACTCTGTTACCATCTATAACGTCGATGTCGTAGCCGAAGTTGACTACGTTCGTAGCGGTCACAACCGTTTTGGACCTCTTGTTGAGCTCGGTACTGGTGTTCAGACATTCGTTCTGAGCCAGGACAAGGCCTTCACATTTAGCGTTGACCGAGGTAACTTGGAAGACTCTATGCACGTTCAGGAAGCTGACCGTGCAGTGAAGCGACAGGTTCGTGAAGTTTCTATCCCAACAACTGACATCTACCGTTTGAGCATCTTGGCCGCATACGCCGTTGCTAACTCTCAGGGTGTTGTTTCTGGTACCGCTCCAACAAACCAGACTGCTTATCAATTGGTGCTTGCTCAGCAGGCTGCTCTTGACGACGCAGAAGTACCAGCCGAAGGTCGATACATGTACGTTACTTCAACGTTCTACAACCTCCTAAAGCGCGATCCAGAATTCGTGAAGGATTGTGACACTAGCGCGAAGGACCTAAAGCGCGGTATTCTTGGTGAAGTCGATGGTCTAACCATCATCAAGGCTCCAGCAAGCTACTACGTCTCTAAGTTCGCGTTCATGATTGTGCACAAGAAGGTGCTTGTGGCTCCTACTAAGTTCAACATGATCCGTATCCTCGACGAAGTTCAGGGTATCGATGGTAAAGTTGCAGAAGGTCGCCGATACTACGATGCATTTATCCCTACAAACAAGGGTGTTGCTATCCGTATCTACACAACTTCTTAATAGTAAGTGAATAATAAAAGAGCAAGGAGAAAACCATGCCTAAAACAACACAAGAACTAGCAGCATCAAAAGGTGGTAGCACCGCTGAAAGTAATGGAATGGGCTCATCTGAGCGAGCATTCCGTCCTGATGGGGTATACCAACTGAAGGATGACGAAGGTAACGTGGTAACACAGATCATCGTTAAAAACCATCCTCTCTTTGGTGATGCACAAGCTGCTGCTGTCGAGCGTGTGGGATTCAGGTTCCTGCGTGCAGCTACCGCTGAAGAGTTGCGATCATCTATCAAGGTTGGTCCGACTAAGCAGGAAACTGACAAAGCTGATGACATTAAGGGTATCCTCGCCCGTCTTGACGCTGCTGAAAAGCGAAACGAGGAATTGGAAGCTAAATTGGCGGCTGTTGGCGAAGGTGGTGACGGAAGCGACACTCCAACTGGAAACAGCGCCCTCGATGATGCCGAAGATGATGAGGAAGAAAAGGGTGGTGACGACGAGGAAACTCCTAGCACTCCTGAGAAGCCCCTCACCAAAGACAACTACAACGAAGCTGAGCTACGAGCAATTGCAGAAGCTGAAGGTGTAGAGCTCACTGACGAGCACTCAACAAAACAAAAAATCGTTGACGCCATCGTAGCGGCTCGCGAAGCTAAGAAAGGTGAATAATCATGGCTAACCCAGCAAACTCAACCGCTTATCGTCTAAATGATGGTCGTATGGCCGTCGATGTGACGGAAGCAAAAGTCCTTACTGCTGCTGACAGTGGTTACGTGCAAAACGTGATCTATGCCAACGGTGTAGTGACTGTTCCTGCTACCGCAGTTCTTGGACAGTTTACTGTTCGAAACGGTGGTGTGCCAAAAGCCAATGCCCCTAAAGGTACTGGTGACGACGGTAATAAAATCAGCGTGTTCCCTAACGCTTCTGACAAGATCAGTGGCTTCGATGGGACTCCTACTGATGGTAAGCCGTTCGAAAACACAGCTGCTACAGCTCGTGTAGGTGATGAGATCACAATTCTCAACACTGGTGCTACCGATGGTGGTACAGTAAGTCAAGTGAAGGGTGTTTGGGCACGTAACAACGCCTAACCCCAGCGACTGACCGCTCTGATAAACGTCCTCAATTTGGGGGCGTTTTTCTATTGCAATAGTGCTATAATAGTGCTAGGAGAAAACAAAAATGATACTTCAAAATGTTCGCCAGCTAGTCCGCGCAAAACTCGACGATATGCAATTTGATGCCAGCAAGGTAGACTCTGCCATAAACTGGTTTATTTTTGAGCTTTTGAACAATAACCGCATCTCTTTTATGGAAGACAGCACAAATATCCCCTTCAATCAGGGCGATACAGAGGTGTCTTTGCCAGCCGACTATCAAGTTGGCACCAATATCATCGTTACTATCTCTGGCGTGGAGGCCTATAACATCTGGAAGAACCGAGTAGAGTATGTTGACTTCATGAGCCGATTCCCTGGCTTTTCTGTGGCGACTCAGCAGCGTATCCGAGAATGGACTTTTTACGGTAAAAAGATCCGTTTTTCTGGTCCCTCAATCGAATCGGGCAATTTGTTTGTTGATTACGTGAAGCGGCCAGTTAAGGCAACTGGCGACAATGATGTTTTGGTAATCCCCGACAACTATGAAGAAATGGTTGTTATTGGTGCGACCGCCCGTGTCATGGAGATGAACGAAGATTATGCAGAAGCAGCCCAGGAGCGTCAAAACAACGAGTCTCTAGTGACTGCTTTCATTCGGAACGAGGCACGTGGCCAACAGCAAGCTGGCCCGCTTGTTATTCGCACTAATCGACGTGGCCGTGATAGGGATTGGTAGCCCATGAGAAGTAATTTTAATACTCGACAGCGACGTATTATATCGTCAGCTCAGCCTCGGATCGATGAAAACTATGATCTGCGTGGCTTGAATCTTATTTCCCCCGATCAGATCATGCCGAAAGGTGAGTCGCCTATGGCACTCAACTGCCGTATGTATGC